TGGTGATGCCTTCCTCGGCGATCCCCTCGTCCATGCCGATGGAGAACGACATGCCAGGGCCGGTGACCGCCCCCAGGATGTCCAGGAACGAATAGACATACTGAGACATAGATGACCTCCTTTACCTATTGACGTTGATAATGACACCGACGAAGTGAATGGCCCCCGCCAGTTTGGCGGCGACCTGAATGAGCACCGACTTGCGCGCTTCACGATCCGCCTGATCCTGCGTCGCCACAGGTGGGGCGTATACGTAGAAGCCTTTGGTCAATGTGTCGCCCATTGATAGCTGACCGAAACCCCCGGCTGTCCACACACCGGGAGCGACCAGCCCGTTGGTCACAGCCTGGACGCAGGCCGCCTCGATGACGTTGACGATCTGATGCGTCCCGGCGTCGGTCTGTGGGATCTTAGTGGTCGACTGATACAGCAGATTATACACGTCGGTCTGCACCCGGTTCTGCAGCCAGTCGGTGCCATGCACCTCATCGAAGAAGTATCCGTTGGCCATCACACCTTCCTGGATGATGGCGGTCGAGTTGTTATACCTGACGTAGACGTTGCAGTTCTTGGCCCGCAGCGTCGCCGCCCAAGACTCGGTCAACGTCTCGGGCACGATCCCCGGCTCCTGCTTGAACTTGAGGGTGATGGTGGTGTTGGACCCCTCGAAGTTCACGGTGAACGCCCGCCCGAACGCCGACGCCACAGCGTAGGGTGACGATTGCGAGTAGAAGGTGAACGTCCGTTTGAGATCGAGGGACTGGAGCTGCGATGGCAGATCAGACTGGACGGCAGAATTGAGCACGTCGGTATTCTGGTAGGTGATGCCGAATATCCGAGACGTGTCGTATCCCTCAATCTGCTCAGCAGCGATAATGATGTCGGCAATCGGAGGAGGTGTGGTCACCGCATACATCAGGCCATACCAGTCACCAGAGATATCGGCGAATGTGGCCACCGCCTCGGGCAGCGTCTCAGAGTCCACACCATCGACCGGAGCCGGAGCGCCGCTCGCCTCGGTGAGGAACGCCACTGCCGAGATGTCCGTGCCAGCGCCGCCCAGCAATGTCGGAGCGCTAACCGTGGCCGCCGACGCGGCGATGGTCAATGCCGCTCCACCCACTCCGGGAGCAGCCGCCTCGAGATACAAGGTGTCGACGCCATCCTCCCAGAAGGAGAATAGCAGGACGTTGGTGTCCGTGCTCGACTGGAGCACCGACATGAGACTCTCCAGCGTGGTCGGCACGTCGGGGCCGATCTCCACCTCGGAGGCGTTCTGCGCCGGTCCGGTGACAAACGAGATCACTGATCCGTTGAGAGTGATGGTGTCTCCATTGTTGGGGATAGCCGAGAACAAGATGTTCCCCGATGCCGTTGGCGGCCTGGCCCAGCTGACTGACGACGTGGGGCCAGTCGATCCCGACATAATGTTGAAGCGATCATTGAAAGGATCCCACTGCACCGTCGCCCCAGAGATACCCGGACCGCCGGGAGGAGCGGCGCGTAGAGCCGTCTGGATGATAGCAGCCACACCGTTGAGATTAGTGATGGCGGTGAAGTTCATTCCCTGTAGACGCACCGGCACGCCATCGACAGAGATGTTCATCGCTCCGTTGGCGATAGGTATCCAGTTCTGGATCGACTGCTGAGCCGGTGTCTGGATGGCACCATGCATCTCGCCCGACGTATCGTTCTGAGCCCATCGACCGATATACAAGATACTTGGTTGCGGAGACTGCGAGAAGAACAAATCGGCGGCGAGCGACTCGGGCAACGCTACGCCGAAATCGTCCTCCACCTCGGTGAGATTGGAGTATTGCCTGTATCTCTCGTTGGTGTCGATGATCGGGGAAGATCCCAGGATCATCAACGTGCCGAAGTTGCGCAGCGGCGCGGCCAGGGGCTGGATGACGACCTGGACGTTTACGACATCGCTGACATCAAGACCCTTGACCATTGCCTTCTCCTTCCAGTGGTAGTTTCAATTGACGCGGCTCGGGATAAGGCTGCGTCTCCCAATTCTCGATATCTCCAGGAGGATCCCGGTGAATAAGACCATGCGCCGTGAGCAGGTTGCGTATCGGATAGTATCTGACGGCGACGTGGCGAATGGTGAAGTCGAAGTCGTATCGCCGCCGCCATGCCATGTTGACCAGCTCGGGGGCCTGGCGCACCGATCCCGACGCGACGAAGCCCATGCCGTTGAGAAGCATGGCGTCTCGGTTCTGAGCCACCGACAACCCGTCCCGCAACAGGTGGGCGTTACCCCGGCAGTGTGGACCGTAGAACGACGCCAGAATGGTCAGCTCCTCGTGCCGCTGCATCTCGTCGTATCCCAACTGGTTCTGCGTCGAGTAGCCATGGTGGATGAACGCGGCGTTGTCGTCCGGTGTCTCTTCCTGGATGCCGATGGCGCACCAGTCGACGGTCCGCTCCGGTGACTTGGGCGGAAGTTCCTGCCACCGCGGCCGCACCATGTTAGTCGGCAGACCGGTGATGCCGAACACCATCTGCTGCAAGAAATGCTCGAGGTCGTAGTCCTCGAGGTATGGCGGGCTGTCCGGCGTCGGCTGGACATATCCGAACACCCGGCTATCGGGTTGCGTCCACTGATCCCATGGTGGAGGTGTGGGCGGCGGGCGAGGAGGATTGATGGGAACGCCACGAGTCATCGTTACCTCGGAGGATTGAGTTGCCCAAGAGTGCAGATCGCTTGCACGAAACCGCGACCGAACTGCGACCAGTCATCCACCTGAATGACGATGTAGAAGACACCAGAGTTGACCGGCCATTCAACCTCGTCCGCCGATGTCGCCCCTTTGCCTCCCGTCAATCGGAACTTGGTATAGATCTGGATCGCGCCCGAGAGTCTCTCCTCTTCCGGGAACCGCTCGAGCTCCCGGCCCCGAATGGCAGTGACCACACCCGAGACACCGCGAAAATCCTTCGGGTTAGATACGTGCGTCACGCCATCCACCAGTTCCTGGTCGTAACGGAACACATCAAAGTATGTGAAGAACAACGGATTGGCGAGGACATCGTTAACGTCTAAGCCAGGCATATCACAAACCCCTAACCTCGGAGGTGATGGACTCTTTCAACTGTCCCGTCTCATCCAATGTGTTGGTGCTCATCGTGCCGCGCTGCTTGCGCCGTTTGACCGATCCTGGATCGAGAGGCGGTGGCGGGCTGGACTCGATCACTCCTTGGATGGAGACCACAGATACTCGTCCAAGCTCCTCCAATATATTCTTAGCCGAAGTTTTATCTTTTCTGTAAAGAGCCTCCGCCGCCCGTTTCATCATCACCCGCGCGTCGCTCTTCACCAGATCAATTCCTGGCTTCATGAACGGTCGAGGCGGCACGTTCATCGATGGGGCTCCACTCTCCATGATAGCCGCCAGGGCGATGTTGCCAATCCGGCTCGGCACGTCACGCGGATTAGTCTCCTCGGTTATGCCCACATACAAGCTGACTTTCTGGATTGAGTTCACCCACGCCTGGACCAGCGGCATGTTGTCCACCTGAGTGACGAGGGTGATGCGCGCGGGCATCAGATTACCAGGCCGCCCGATCCCGCCATCAGGATCATGGCGAATAGACGATTGCCGTAGATGGTTAGACCGAACCATCCGGCGTTCTCCTCGACGCCCACCGACGCGTTATAGGTGACGCCGATAGGGCCGACAGTCTGTCCCGAGATGGCCCCTGTGGAAATTCCAGGAGTGCCACCGGCGTCGGCGGTCTTCTTAGCCTGCTGTTCCAGAGTGATGCAATGGGCGCACCACAGCTCGACATATCGGTCGAGCATCTTGCCCCATCGCAACGCCCCAGGAATGCCGACGAAGTTAGGATCCTGCGTAGGGACATTGTTGAGCATGTCGTATCCCCACTGCAGATAGAATGTCACTAAACTGTCGGGATAGGCCCCGACATCAAAGAATTCAGGGTAATGGTCCCTGAAGGTGGTGATGGTCGCTGTCACTTCTTATTCCACAGCTTATCGGCTGCTTGTTGGATGTCGTCGAGCGACAGTCCGGGAGGACCGGCGGGACGATAGTCGGCAATCTTCTCATCTCCCTTCGGCCCCACCGTTACGTTGGAGGGAGGGGTGACCGAAGGAGACGGAGCGGCAGTCGCAGACGGAGGTGTCTGATCGTTCTTCGGCACCCCCGCCGTGCGCATGGCGATGGCTATAGCCTGCTTCTGAGGTTTCCCCTTGTGCATCTCCCCTCGTATGTTCTGAGAGATGGTCTCTTTCGAGGATCCTTGCTTAAGAGGCATTATTTCCTCCTACCTCTCCGAGCGGATTTGGGAATGCGCTCGTCCACAGGGTGGCCATGCAGGGGACCGGGATCTTGCTCGGCCTCGGACACCGATTTGGCCCGAGACTTCTCGATCTCCTCATTCTCCTTCTGACGCTGTTCGTATAGCCTGTTCTCCTCGATGGCGCGTTCAGCGTTGGCTTTCGCCAGAGCCACAGCGGCGTCGGGGTTAGCTGGCACCCCGCCGCTTAGTCCCCGAACTGGATCGGCGAGTTGCGCTTGCACCGCCTCGATAGGTAGCTCGATGCGGGTGATCAACGCCTTCCACTCCGGCGTTTCCTTCAGCGACTCGTCGATCCAGTTGAGTCCCCGCCGAAGCGGGAACATCACAGTGTTCTTGCCCACGATGACCCGTAGGTTGAATGCGTGAGCAAGGTTGACTTGCACGGTTGACATCTTATCGACCTCCTATCAATGTCAGAGACCGTCCGCATACCCTATGGTCTCGGGATACACGAATTCCATCACCCCAAGACGCCCGAAGTAGGTTGCCTTGTGATAAATGGACTCATACTGAAGCGGAGTGCGCATCAGTAGTGTCATCGGGAAACGAACCCGCTCGCGGTCCTTGGAGTAGCAGATCATCCGATCCACCGTTCCAACCTGACCCGGAGTGCCGCCGACACCCATGCCGATCAGCCACTTGGCCGGGAGGATCTTGAGCGATCCGCCGTTCTGGTCGGCGAGGTTGTTCTCCTCCAGGAAACGCAGGATGGAGATGTTGCCAGCATTCGACACCTTCTGAGAGACGGTGTATGAATACTGGGCCGGAGGCAGGAGCAGCCGGTCGGGGATGGCCGCCCATGCGCTGGTCTGCCAAGTCGTGGTGACCAGTGTATTGACATCGGCCAAGATCTCGTCCGGGGTCTTCGATGTCCAAGCCGTGCCGCCTCCGACGCCGACCGCCACATTGCTGGGGACGATCTGAGCCGAGTTGAGCAGGCCCGGATAGTTGAGCGGGATGTCGCCCACATACACCATCTCGTCAATATCCATCTGGTGTTTGAGGCGCATGCCGGTATACTTCTGCTGGTCGATGGGTCGACCAAGCTTCATCGCCGACTCGAGCTCGGGGATCGTATACTTGAGCTCGGTGCCCCAGAGGAACAGCGGATGGGTGGTCTTACCGATGTCCAGGGCGATGCCGGTGATGGCATTCGTGTCCTTGCCAATCCAGTTCTTGCCACCAGGATTAATTCCTCCTGGTGCAGCATAAGAGCTGTTGGTGAAAGATGACACGTCGTCAGCCACCGTCACGTCTTGGCGGAGGTCGATGTCGCGTGACCAGGTAACGGCCACGAGGGGATCATGAAGCGTCTGGTCGAGACGCTCCAATTCACCGTTGAGAAATGCACCCGTCCCGTCGAGGGTGCGGCGGTCGAAAGTGAACATCTATCTCTCCTTTCAGATGTTCCAGGCGATCTCGCCGTTCCCAGCGGAGTCAGCGGGACCGGTGAAATACGCGGGGGCTGCGACGACGCTGCCAGCTGGGGCCGAGTCCGAGGTGAAGCCACCTTGGACCTGAACTCCAGCGCTTGCGGCGGTCCAGATATACACCGGAGCGCCTTTGAGCGGTGGAGTGGTAGCCCAGACCACCGACACGGACATGTATCCGCGTTTCAAGATATCAACGATACCTTGAGTCGGGGGCACACCCGGCGTTCCTACAGGCGACGCACCATAGTTGGCCGCCGCCGAAGGCTGGATCGGGTATGGCCGCACGACGCACCCGTAGGGCACGTTGAAGCCCAGAACATCGGCAGCCACCATGCCGCGCACGCCATGCGTAACTGCGTCGATGACCACAGGGATGCCATACGACGGAGGCGGCGCGTTCGGGTCCACCAGTTGCTGCTCGATAGTGGTGCCCACCGAGTAGCGCGTGACCTCGCCGGGAATACCGGCGGGCATGCGGTATGCATAAGCAACCATCTGCTGTCTCCTTTCTCTCAGTGGCGCTTGTTGACGCGCGGGTTCCAGTAGTCGTCGTTGCGCTGTTGCACATCGGCGATGCTCGTGACCGGGTTGAGCGTCTTTGCCTGACGACCCGATCCCATCTGAGACGAGACAGTGTCCCGTTGCTTGATGGTTGCCGCTGCGTCGAAGATGGTAGCCACCCGGTCGCAGCTCATTCGCTTGAGGTCAAGGGCACGCCCTCCGTTGAGATCTTCGAGGATGTCCTTGGCGTCGTCTTCTTGCATCGCCGCACCGATCACCCGGCGACGGAATGCACATGCCCTCTCCACCGTCTGCTGTGGAGATAGCTTGGCGTCGAATGTCGGCATGCGAATGCCAGGCACGAGGATTTCCGCCCGTGCCAACATGTCGTCAAAGCTTTCCTCCAACGCCACCGAGTCCTTTGCCGACGAACGACGACCCTTGTCCTTGGTGTCCGACTTGAACAACGGGTTCTCGAAACCGAGCTTCCCGAGGTTGTGGTTCTTGCCGGAATTGGCACCGGGGAACTCGTCCTTCTTCCCCTTCTTGTCGTCTTCATCGTCGTCGTCACCACCCTTCTTCTTGAACTGCGGGGGCAGCTCGTCCTCTTCGTCCTCGGAGTCACCCGCGTCACGAGCCTCGAGTTTGGACAAACGAGAGTCGAGGTTCTTGAAGCTCTCGGTGATCTTGGAGAAGCCGTCCTGGACGATGGTGCGAAGCGCCGCGTCCTCAGACTTCTCTTTCTTCTCCTCTTCTTCGTCCTTGTCGTCTTTCACTTTCGCCTCCGATCCTGATGGAAGGTGAACGTGAACGTGCTGGTCCGGGCCACCGCCCATCAGAGCACCCTCGCCGTCCGTCGCTCCTTCCGCTTCTTTCCTGAGTTCATCGAGCTCATCCTTGCTCTTGGCCATGAATGCTCGAGAGATCAGGTCGCTGATGAAGTTCTTGGCCATGACCCTTCCTTTCCTGTCATTGACCCTGCGTCTGCCGGTGTCGCCTATAGCGCATCGCGGGCCACACCGGCCCTGATCCACGAGCGCTACATGATTGCCGACGATGTTCACCTGCCTTCCTCGACCCCTATCGACGACGATGACATCGTGATCGTATCCGCAGGAGATTTCTCTCTTGCCGCCGTCATTGATGTCTACGATAGCGTTAGGATCGTTGATGAACAGGTCCGCCAGCAATAGGTCATCGTTGGGATGAGCGCCCCGGCGCACGTTCTGGACGTGGCCGATTGACAGCT